CCACGTCCAGATCTGGGACATAACGTCAACTTGCAAGTTTGCCAAACGTCACCTAACCAAACGCAAACAGTTTTACAAAGAAGCTCGCTATCCGTTTACGCACGAAAAATTAGAGTGGATGACACATGGGTAAGTTGTATCAACAAGTGGGCAGGCATTTATCAGGAACATTCAATGATGAAGTCATAGTGGAAATTGGCAGCGACCGATTTGAAGGTAGCAGTTATTATTTTGCTGATCTAGCTAATCAATGTGGTATGAAATTTGTTACAGTGGACTTAGATGCAGGAGCCGTGGGTCGTGCTCGTCGTGAAATACCTGCAGAATGGTTACACAATTGCGAATTTGTTTGTGCCGAGGCAGTAGAATGGACCAAAAATACTACACTTAAAAATATTAAAGTATTGTATCTGGACAATTTTGATTGGGACTGGAGTACCAATCGTCAAAGTGAAATGATTGAACAACAACGTCAATGGTACAGCAGTCGAGGCATCACTATGTCCAATCTTGACAGTCAAACATCACACGTCACGCAGATGGTTAATTTATTACCACACATGAGTGTTCAGTGTGTAATTTGTGTTGACGATACCTACGAGTACAACGGAGTGTTCATTGGCAAAGGTGGTGCAGTAGTACCTTACTTGTTGGGACAAGGCTTTGGATTACTACAGACCGGCGATTATGGTGTAATATTAGGTCGCGGCTATAGAAATTATATTGTATAATAAAACTATGAAAATATTGACTTTAGATAACACAGCTTACGACTTAGACACATTGCCTGAAGAAGTTGACGACATGCGATTTGCAATTTTAGATAATTCAGATCCCAGCGATCCAGACTATCACTACATTCCTTTGATATTTTTGGAAAGTTTTAATTCACCTGCCTTGGTATTACAGATTGGTGAACAGCGTGTAAAGATGCCCATTGACTGGCAGATTCTTATAGGTGAGCCAGACCTTGGTGATTTAGAGATGTTGCCATTGACCAGTATAAATGATCGTGGATTCAAAGCATTTCAATTCAATCCCTTGACCAGCTTCCGTCCTAGTTTTCTTGACATAGAAATTATTGACGTGTACCACGACGTGGCCTGGTATGCTCCTAAACTTAAAAACGGGCAGATGTTGTGTATACCACTCAACAATGATCCCAAACCCGACTGTGTTTACTTTGTCAAAGACATCAGTAGGAACTGTGAAGTAGTTGACTATAACAAAGCATGGTAATGGAAAAGCTATCAATACAAAATGAAATGGCGCAGTTCGATCATAAGAATCGCGACTTTTATGACAGTCTCACTGACGAAGAACGTAAAAAGTTTTCAAATTATCTTATGATACGATGGGGTAGTGCTGTGCAGGGCAGTACTGAATTGCAGGAGTTTTATCTTGTTGCCACCAACGAAAGATTAAACAAACACTTTTTTGCTATCAACAAGCATCCTAAACTACAATGGTTGTGCGCTACCGCAGTCAGTCCAGGCATGGGCTCTCATCGCCATCAATGGATTGCTCCCAAGAAAAAAGAAACTGGCAGCAACGAGGTTAAAAAAGCCTTGTTGGAATTTTATCCCAACATGAAAACATCGGACATAGAGCTTCTGGCACAATTTGTCAGCAAAAAAGATATCAAGGAATTATTACGTGAACATGGTCGTCCAGACAAAGACTGAATTTGTTTGCAAATATTGTGAAAAAAGTTTTCAGCGAGAGTCCAGTCTTGCTGTGCATTTGTGCGAGCAAAAACGTAGATTTCAAGAACAAAGTGAGCGAGGAGTACAATTAGGTCTTCAGGCCTATTTGCGTTTCTACACAATGACACAAGGCAGTGCCAAATTAAAAACATTTGATGACTTTGCTCGTAGCCCGTATTATCGTGCATTTGTTAAGTTTGGTCGTTATTGTATTGCCATCAACGCTGTGAACACAGCACGATTTATTGACTGGGTAGTAGAAAAAAATAAAAAGATTGATCACTGGTGTCGTGACACTTTATATACAGAGTATCTCACAGATTACTTGCGCCGAGAGAATGTCACAGATGCACTAACACGAGCAATAGAATACAGTTTGACCTGGGCAGAAAAAACAGGGCAGCCGGCACAGGACATCATGAGATACGGCAACAACAACGCTGTGACTTATGCTATATCAACAGGACGTATCAGTGCGTGGATTGTGTATAACTGTGAGAGTGGGCAAAAATTTCTAAATGAAATGAATCCTGATCAAACTAAAATTTTATGGTCCTGGATTGAACCTGAATTTTGGCAGAAGAAATTTCAAGACTATCCGGCTGATCAGGAATATGTCAAAGACCTATTGAAGAAAGCAGGTTGGTAATGCCAGCCACAACGTATAAAAGTATATGAAAACTATTAACTTCCACATTAAAACTGACAGTTACGGATGGCAGATAATTGATGTGTTGCATGCTTATTATCAATCACTCGGCACTGAATTTAAAACCAACACAGAGTTTCGAATGTCGTCAAAATTTGATCCATCTGCTGACACCAATGTTTTTTGTGACTACATGCCAGACACCATTGACTATGAAGAACTTAAAAAATATCAGTTGATACTCCTAACCGGTTCTTGCGAACCATTGGTAGTTGGAACAGCGGCCATGGCTGAGTGTTTGCATAAATTGGATAATTGTTATGTTGTTTATAACTCGTTATTGACACAAGATCATAATCTATACCACAAGGTTATATGGTTTCCTGCTAATATTTTTGAATGCAGACAACTATGGACCAGTCAGTTGTATCCACATAGTTTTGAAAATATTAACAATCTACAAAAAACAAAAAAACAACCAATGATATTCGTCAATGGTCAAAAACGAGCACATCGGCATCATTTTATTCAACTGTTGGAAAATCGTAATATTGGTATGCCGATTCGATCCAGTCTTGGCACAAATGTAGTAGAAACCAATGACGTTGTAATGCACGAATCATCGGATGATACCAAATTTAGAGAATGGGTCAACAATCACTACAGTGATATTATTCCAAGAAATCAATTTGCAGATTCCGATTACTATGACAACTTGACCGATATAGGAATAAACGGAAAATTTGGAACACGAGCGCCGGGATACCGAATTTTACAAGAATATTTTGCCTATCATTGTGTTGTTTTTCCTGAAGCCACCTGGCAAAATAATGAACTGGCTATAACCGAAAAAGCATTAAAGTGTTTTTTTGCCGGATCCTTGCCCTGGCCCGTTGGCGGCAGCAAATTAAAATTTTTATATAATCAAATTGGGTTTTTTACTGCATGGAATTTGCTCCCATCAGAATTACAAAAGTTTGACAGCATACTAGATCATCATGAAAGATATCAACAAGAAGTTTTGGCCATTGAATGGTTGTCAAACAATCCAGATGTCTTTGATCTTGATTCAACCAAACAGATGATTGCATCAAATCAAGATTTATTATACAATAGCAACAGTATTACCTTAGAATTTACAAAACAGTTTGATCAAATAATAAAGAAACATCTAACATGAGCGCAGATATTGACATAGATTTTGCAGACCGAGAGCAGTTATTAAAACTGATCTCTGCAACACCTGCTCGTCTCACACAAGACGGAAAAGTACGGAGACACAATTCAGGTGTCTATGTCACTGACATCCCACAAGATCCTGTGCATGGATGTGCAGCCATTGACTACAAAACTGCCGAACGACGTGGATATTTCAAAATAGACTTGTTGAACATGGGTGTATACCAGCTGATCAAGGATCAAGCACACTATGAAGAAATGCTATCGCTGGAGCCGCCGTGGGAAAAACTATGGACAGACCAGGGTTTTGCTACTCAATTGGTACACGTGGGCGGAAATCAGAAAACTTTTGAACTATTACAGGACATGCGTCCAGATTCCATACCTAGAATGGCTGCATTTATATCTATTATCAGACCAGGTAAAGCACACTTGCAACGTCAACCTTGGCCCACAGTGTTTGAATCAGTGTGGGACGGAGATGATAGCCGTGGGTACACTTTTAAGAAAAGTCATGCTGTGAGCTATGCGGCCTTGGTGACCTTGCACATGAATTTAATACATTTTTCGCACAAGAGTGATTGATTTTCGTTTGCTCTTTTTACGAGCAATTTCAATCAAGCTGGTACACGGACCGTGCAGTATTTCGAGATCTTTGTTGACAAAGGTGCGTAGATAAGGTTTGAAAATTTCCCAGTCATGTTTAAGAAATATGTTAATGGGTATGCTACGATTTGATTCCCACCACCACTGATTGGCCAGTTCTAAAAACAGCTTCTTGAGCTCGGCATGCTGTATATTGCCAAAGTCATAGATGGTTGTAACAGCATCGTCTCGATTCTGTACCACACCCACATATTCGTTGCCTGCGTAGGTGCAAAACGTTATAAAAGGATAACGTTCTGCTATTTTAGTGAAGATCTCTGTGCCCATAAATATCTTTAGGAAATTATTATAATGTATTCAACCACTGCCTATT